TTTCGCCCTGCTTAGCTATAACAGCGTAAGGGTAAGCGCAGGGACGTATAGCGGTTCCACCGACGAAAACAGCGTCTACGTCTCCCTGCCTAACAAGCTCTACACCTCCGAAGTCGACAATCCCTTCATCTTCCCTTCCAACGGCATCAAAACCGTTGGTACTGGCACCATCCTTGCCATCAGGCCAATCGTAAAGGCTCTCTCGCAAGGTCAGTTCGGAAAGTTCCCGCTCTACGCCTTCACCGACGAGGGAGTTTGGGCGTTGGAAGTGTCCGATGATGGCACATTAAAGCCCAGCCAGCCCACATCTGGCGACGTATGCACTAATCCCGACAGCATCACGCAGATAGATTCTGCCGTCCTCTTTGCCACCAAACGCGGCATCATGCTCATCAGCGGCTCCACAACCACCTGCATCAGCGACACCCTCAACTCCGAATCGCCATTCAACGTTAATGCGCTACAGGGTCTCAACGGAAGTGGCAGTGCTCACGTCCGTTTCCTCGACTACATAGCCAGCTGCCGCATGCTCTACGACTACACCCACCAGCGTATCATCGTCTACAATCCTGCCAAGACCTACGCCTATGTGTTCTCCCTAAAGTCCAAGCTCTGGAGTACCATGCCGTCAACCATCAGGGATTCCCTCAATTCCTACCCACACGCCCTTGCGGTCGCGCTCGGCGGTTCTCCCGCCGTCAACAAGGTTGTCAATTACTCCGACGAGAACCAAGCCGTCACCACAGGATTCAGCGGCATCCTCGTTACTCGTCCCCTGAAGCTCGACGCGCCTGATGTGCTGAAAACCGTCGACACCATCATCCAGCGCGGGCACTTCCGCAAAGGTCACGTCAAGACCATCCTCTACGGCTCGCGCGATCTCTACAACTGGATTCCCGTCTACTCTTCCGTCGACCACTACCTGCGAGGCTTCCGCGGCACGCCCTACAAGTACTTCCGCGTCGCCCTGCTCTGCACGCTCGACAAGGGTGAGAGCATCTTCGGTTGCACCATCCAGTACATCCCGCGTCTTGCCGCACAGCCAAGATAACATACAATGACTTCTTTTCATACATCTTTTTAGGTTAGTAGTAATATTATTAAGTGTTTATTTTTTTAGTTTTTAGTATTGATTACTTTAGGTCAGCCACCCGTGAGGGCCGCTGTTACCCAAAAAAGGGAAACCGTCCGTGAGGATAGTTTCCCTTTCTCTTTGTTTCCATTATTCCCTTCGCAATTGCCCTTGCGGTCGCGCTCGGCGGTTCTCCCGCCGTGGTAAGTGTCGGCGTTCTCGTCAGAAAGGCGTTAGCGTCCTTCTCACCCTCCCCACCCGGTAGTTCAGCGACGAGGTAATCTTCTCTTCCACCTCCCCGGCTTTCTTCGCCCACTTCTCTTCGCTCTCCGGCTTCGTGTGGCTTGTCCAGTCGGCCATCACCTTATACACCAGCAACTCATGGATAAGCCTCCGTAGCAACTCTACCGTGGTCTGTGAGAAGTCGTCAGGAACCACCATCCGCAACACCATCGCGTCGCGCTCTTCAAGCGTATCGTCTGCCGCCGTCGTGTCCTCCACCTCTTCCTTAGAGTACGGATAGCACAGCTCCACACACTCGGCAAAGGCAAGGTCAAGTACTCGCGTCACGCGGTCTATGTTCCCGTCCTCGCCTATATCCATCACCTGATGTCGGTCGTGCTCATCCTGCGTCTTCATCGTGTCGCCCTCCACGTATGCGTAGTTCTTGCAGTCGTAGAGGATTTCGTCACGCTTGAAGGTGAGTGTCACCGTCTTAGTCCTTGCTTTTATCATGGCACCATCGGTTCGTTGACTGTCCCAGGAGAATCATGCTGCGTAGAGCGCACAGGTCTCACCCGCTTGTTCACGGCCTCGCGTATCTGCTGTAGGTTCGCTGCGGCCAGGTTGATGTAATCCTCGGCATCGGTCTTGTTCGTAATGGTGAACCAGTCACCGATGGCGGTGTTCACAAGATACTGGTGCAGGGCTGCGGCAATGGTGTCCCTCGTCGCCTTGTTGTAGTTCGACGGTACTTTCAGCTCTACGGTGATATTGCTCGTAGCGTCCATCTGCACATCGTCGGCACTCACGGCACTCGTGCCGCTCTCTATCAGATACTCGCTCAGCTTCGTTTTCAGCGTGGCGTAGGCATTGCCAAGGCTGCGCAGTATCTGGTTGGCGTTCTCGTCATCGTCGTTGGCCTGCATGTTGGCCACCTGTTCGTGGTTGTCGCCCGTCTGGCGGCTGCGGCCAGTCAGGTAAGTCTTGTTCTGTACGTCGTACACAAGTTCGCTCTTGTACAGCGTAATCGTAATCGTCTGCTTTGCCATTGTTCTCAAATATTATGTTTAACCTTTCAACATCTTGATACGCTTCTCCTGACCAAGCCGCCAGATGTCACCTTCCTTGTAGGCCAGTTGCATCTGCTTTTCAAGGTCTTTTTTCTCACATTCCCAAGGCTTGAATTCACCTATTTGACGCAAGAACCATTCATCCCATGTGCCACGGAAACAAATGCCCCTGTCATCAATATACATGTCGGCAATCAGCTTGCCACCTTCCGAATCCTTGGGTTGATTGGGATTCTCATTGATATAGTCATAACTGATGTCATGGTCTTTCAACCATTGCTTCAGGGTATCGGTGGCAGGACGTGTGGTATAGATGATGATGGTGTTGCCGTTTTTCTTCAACACCTTTGTAGCCGTGTCGGCTCCTGGAATCATTTCACCGAACACGTCATTACCTTGGAAACCGTTGCTGTAGTCGTGCAGCACACCGTCAAAGTCTATACAGATGGTACGTTTCTTTTCACTCATATCGTTATCGTTTTATTGTTATTTTTCAGTATGTTGTCATTCTATGGCAACGGCACAACCCTCTTCGGCTTCTTCCGGTAGAATATCTTACCCATCACGTCGTTCATCATACCTACCGCGTCGGCTGCATAGCTCTCCGTCTCGTCCTTGTTCGTGAACTTGTACCACTTCGCCACGATCGCCGACACAAAGAAGCTGAACAGGCTCGCCTGCACGCTCTCCGTCAGGTTCTCGTCGTAGGCCGATGACAGCTCCAGCCCCACCACGTAGTCCCTGCTCAGGTCTATCGTGTTCCCCTCGCCGTTCTCGCTCACTTCCACGATGAACTTCTTCAGCTGTTCCGTCGCGGCATTGCAGGCCTCAGTCCAGAAACGCTCCAGCATCGACCTGTCAGAATCGGTGGTGAATATGCGGTCGTAGGCCGAATCATCACCTTTCATCTTCGCCCCTGTGTAGCTGGTAGTCTTGGCCACTTCGTCATAGACCCGCTGCTTGCTCACTCTCAACGTTACTTCTGTCATACGCAATGATTGTATTATGTAAGTATTGCTACCACGTCACATTAAACCCAAGCCCGACGTACAAATCCATGCCCTTATGTATCAGGCCGTACCCGACGCCCGTACTCAGTCCAAAGCCCATTCTCGGTTTCCTGGTCGCGCCCTGCGGTTTTCCCGCAGGGGCAATCCGCTCCGTCACCGTCCATTCCTTCACGAATATACTGTCAAGCCGTGCCTCATACCCGCTCACATACGCCCGGTATCGTTCCGTCTCATACGTTTTCTGCATGATAGGAATCCTCACCCTCACGCTGTCACAAGAATCCGCTTGCATGCCCGTGTCCGTCATGTCCGCACCCGTCATGCCCGTATCTCTCGCCTCCTCCTTCCCCGTGGGCTGCGGCTCTGCCGCGGCAACTACCGTCTTATACCTCACCACCACGCTATCCTTCGCAACAGGATGATAGCAGGGGATGGTATCCACCACCACAACCCGTGTCGTATCTTCGCGCACAGCGGTTTTCCCGCTGTGACTGGCAGCAATCCAGCCAACCACTCCCGAAAGAGCCATCAGGACTATAGCGACAAGTATCTTCTTCATGCCTCACCAATCGTTAAGTACACTTTCTCGCCTCTCCCGATAGCATCACCGACCATTCCGATGATTCGGTCAGTCCAGTATCGCGAGTTACTGAGCCATCCCACCTTGTCATTCACCCCAAACAGGATGCATCCCTCCGTGTCCTTGTTGCTGTTGCCTGAGTGCAGTCGCACGCCCGTGAATCCTTTCACGGCGCACACATGCGGCATCATCTTGTGGAACTTCGGGCTCCATGACATAGTGACCTCATACCGTCCCGTCGGGATGGCGGTCTGCCCTTTAATCTTCACGGCAAGCACCTCGTCAACGCTCATGTCACTCGTCAATCCCCTGTCCGTATCTTCCAGCGCATTGCACCAGTTACGACCGTCGCCAAAGCGTCTGCCGTCCACATACACGCGGCTGATGGTATAGTCGCGCTTCTTCCATGCTCTGTCTATCCGTATCTCCATGATTCTTCACTTATAGATTCTTCACTCTTCACTCTTATCTCTCAACTCCCCAGCACCTTGTCCACCTCGTCCTCGCTGATATGCAGCTTGCTCGCTATCTCCCCTTTCAGTGCCTTTTTCAGCAATCTCAGGAAAAGGAAGTTGGGAAACAGTATCAGCATCGACCCGCAACTGCTCCAGAACTCCACAAGCGCAATGGCCGAACCTACCAGTGCCGTGGTCAGCACCGTGTCGGCCATCTTGTCAAGTCCAACGAACACAAACAGCGCACAACCGTACACGGCTACCTTCGCTATCGTCAGCCGTGCCAGCTCCGAAAGCGTAAAACGACCCTGCTTCACGCTCACGGCTATTCCCCATCCGGCATCCATCAGCGTGACGGCCACAACGAAGTTCACGACGAACGAGTGCCCGGCGAAATAGTCCGCTATGAAGATGGCGGCTCCCACCATCCAGCCCCACCCCGTCTGCAGGATGGCACCGAGCTTTTGGAACAGGTGTTCAAGTATCTGCATATCCCTC